ATCTGTATCCGCTTTTTCAAAAGCTGTCTTACCGTCTTTGTCTGGCTTAGATACAAAATCATAAAGCTTTTGAGCTTCAGTTTTAGATACTTTAAATCCTGCGATATCAGTAGTTCCAACCATGTCCTCTCTAAAGGCTTCCGCTCTTTCTCGAGCTTCTTCCTGAGCTAAAGCTGCATTTTGTTCATTTAGCTTTTTTTGATCAGAAATATCTTTAGTTTGCTTTTGATCTAGTTTAGCCTTAGCTCTTTCTGCTTCTTTGCGCAAAAGACCTGCTTTATCTAGAACATCTAATCGCTCATTTATTTCTTCTTCAGTATAGTCTTGAAGTTCCATCCAAGTACCTATTAAATCAGAAGAAGTTTCTACATTCACACTTCCGTCTTCATTTAAAACCTTGATTGACTTAAAGTCAATTGTCTCAGGTCTTTCTAGAAACTCTTGAACCGAACCTCCAGATTGAATTATATCAAGTATTTGCTGACCTTGATCATCAAGACCTTTCTTCAAATGATCGATTGCTGTGTCTCTAGCTAATTGAACGTTCTCATTGATAATCTCTTTAAGACCATCAACTGTCATATCATATTCCTTCTCTTCATCGAAGTATATGTTCTCATCAGTAACTAACTCATTGATGATAGATTCAGCTCCGTCGATATGATCGACATTATCAGAGTCATTTGATAGGGCATCTTCCTCGCTCACTTCACTTGATGTTTCCATCACTTCCTCGGCCTGTTTCCCATCGCCATTTTCTGACTCTGCGTCTTCCTCCGTATCCCCCGTCTGCGTAGTAACCTCGGTTACTTCTTCAGCTTCAGGAGTAATATCTTCAGGTTGAGTGGTAACGTCTTGCGCACCGCTATGACCTTCAGTTACTGTTTCATCTACTGCCTTGTCATTAAGTTGATCCCCATCAACAAAAAACATATCAGTAAAGCTTTGTCTTCCTTTTTCCATACTCGAATATACTTTAGTTATAAATAAATGTTCACTATGTTAGTGTACTTTGTGTTAGACTTTTGTTTATCTGTGGGAGAAAAGTTAACACCTCTTCCCTCCCTTTCTGTACATTTTAACACCTTTCCTGTAGGTAGGTTTTTTCTTTTTACCTTGATCCATTCCTGAGGCGATGCCTGATGCAGTGTTTAATATGCTTCCAGACTGAGTCATTGTAGCTGCATCCTCAGGATTAGTTGTTCCAAAGTTTGCTCCATATATCTGCATAGCTGTTCCTGCCATACCTCCAATAGCACCTGCTTTACCCATACCTCCCATGCCTTGGAAAGTATTCATTCCTTTAGAAGCTTTTTTAGGCTTGTTCCGGTATATATTTGCTTGCGCTAAAGTTCGTGCTCTTGCTTCGTGCGCAATGTCAGCTTTAGTTCTGTGTGCTTTTTTTTTAGATCCACTATCTTTAGATCCCTCTTTTTTAGATGAGTATTTCATAATGTATTATTTTTCTCCTGGTACTTTATTCTTTAAAGCTGTCTTAGCTTTTAGTTTTTCTATACGTTCTCTAGATTCAATTTCTTTCATCTTCACAGCTCTATCTCCTGCTTTTTGAGCAGCATCATGGTTTCTGTCCATTTGCTTGTCAACTCTTTCGTTGGATATTTTAGATTGCTCTATCATAGTTTTAGAAGCTTCAAGAGCATCAAGCCTATTGTTGTCAGATGTATCTGTATCAAAACCAGTAACTTTAATAGCAGCTTCTTGAAGCTTGTTCTCTCTATCAAGTTGATTTTGTTCAGCCTCAAAGTTTCTTTCCTCTTCTTTCTCGATTTGTTGAGCTTCTATTTGCTGCTGTTGCATCTCTTGTTGTTGCTTCATTTGAGCTTGATCAGCTTCAAGTTTAGCAGCTTCAGATTTCTTGATAGTATTAGAAAGTTCAGAAATAGAACTAGCTTTATACATAGAGATAATATCAGTAAGCTTAGCTTTATCAGTCTGTAATGCCATTCCTCCAAGAGCTTGTAGTTGTTGAAAGATAGCGTTATCTCTAGAAGAGTTAGTTACAAATACACCGTAATCAGAATCAGCAAACTTATCCATGTCTATTTCAGCATATATTCGTTGCATGTCATCCATTATGTAGTTTAACTTCTTCTGACCTTGATAAGCAAACTTAGCGGTCTCAATAAGATGAGAAAGTACGTTTTTCTTTATTTCATTGTGAATATAGAACCAAGGTTCAGTTATATGAGATGAGTTGATTACAGCGGCTTTAGTTGAAGTAGCTGTTTCTGTAGCTTGAACTTGACCTTCTCTCTGAGGAGTTATTCCAACCATTCTATCTATCTCTTGTTCAATCTTTCCAAGAATATTTATGTATTGACCAACTGATTGAGAAAGACCCATATCAACATTAGTGAACTGATTAAAATCAGAAGTCTTTCCTTGAAACCTATCTTTTCCTTCCTCAAAAGAGTTAATGAAAGCGATACCTGTGTTATCAAAGAAGTACATCCATTTATCTAAATCGATACCTTCTGACCTAGGAATCTGAGCGATATCCATAACCATCTTCTTACCTTTAGCTTTAGCAATCTCTGCTTCTAAGCGATACCATATAATATTGTAAAGGTATTGATGAGGTTTAATCAAGTCTACTAAAGAAGTTTGAACAGTGTTTGTTGCGTTATACACTCTTCCAACGTAAGGAAGCTTTACTTCTGAAATATTATCTTGAGACCTAATCTGATTAGGTAGTGGCTCTATCTGAACGTAAAAGTCATCACCAATCTTAGTTCCATGCCATACATCAGATATCCATCTCCAAGAAATAGACCATCCTTGTTCTTTTTGTTCAGGAGCGAGTTTAAACTTCTCGTCGACCATTTCTTCTTGAGGCCTACCATTTTCGTCTACATATGACAAAAAGCCTATCTTTTTCATAGACTTCCAAACAACGTGAGTCACTAGGTAATGACCTGAGTTACTTCTTGCTCTTGAATTTGATGAACTAGATCTTTCATGCTTAGCGATATCAGACTGAGTGTAAGCAAAGCCAGGCAGCATCTGATTAGACATACCCATACCTGCTCTAAAGTCACCTTTGTCTAGCTTATCTACTTCAGCATCAGTAAGATAGTCACCATACTCATCTAGTATTTGGCCAACAGTCATCATCCTATCTTCCCTAAACCAATCCCCATCTTCTATATTAGGGTTGTCAGGATTTCTGTCAAAGTCGCAGTTAATAGGGTTACATGTACGAACTTTAGGTTGATTATTTGTGATACCTATGTAGTAGCATTCTTCAGCAACAGTAAGGCCATGCTCCCAACCTTCGTTAAATCTTAAAGGAAGCTTTTCTTTAAACTCTAAATAGTTTAATATAGAACTTCCCCATTGCTCTCTAATATCTGTTACAGATGAGTGTAAGTACTTTTGAACTTGCTCTAACGGTTCTGGTTCTTCTGGCTGTCCTGTTTCCGGGTTCACGTTTGGCTCTATACCTGCTTCATGTAGTAATGTTTTTTGAGCATGCTGAAATAGCTGGTCTTTAATCATTGTTTCCTTAATAGATACAGCTTCTCCATTTACAGCCATTATGTGAAAATCAAAAGGACGAGATATCTCCTCACCTTTTAGTAAAGAGATCTTGTTAAAGATTAAGTTAAAGTCTCGCATTTTAGCAGGTTGATTTCCTGCTTTTTCTGTACCTAAACCATAAGGGTCTAACACATACTTAAAGTCATTCTCATTGAGTATAGAGTTAACTATATCGTAGTTAGACTGTTTTCTTTCCCAAGATGTTCTGCCGTTCGCGTCTCTTGTATTACCAAAAGAAGAAACAGCTTCAACACATTGTTTCCTCCACTTTTTATCTTTCTTTCTAGACGACACCTTTTGCGGCGGCATAGAGTTGTTTAAGTGATTCGTTGTAAATAATGTCGACATAAGTTATATATTCATGTAAAAAACCCACCCTTAAGAGCTCTCTTAAAGAAAGGATCCATACCAAAGCTTTCTTTTCTCGTTTCAGAAACCTGTATTTGCTTACGCTGTAGCATATGTGTTATAGCTAACATAAACGATATAACGCGGTCAAAGTTCCCGTCTCGATTGTAGAAAATGAGTTCTTGGAGTAATGGAATACTGTAGATCTTGTGGAGATTAAGCTTTCCGTTTCCTGCATCTTGCAGCAACCAATCGCGAGTATATATCTCAATCTCGTCCTTAATCTGCTCAGTCATGTGTATTCCGTACATCCTCTGAACCTTACTTCCTTCAGTAGCCTTTAATATATCAGGCTGCCTAGCTAGTAAATGTAAGGAATGTTTATGAGAAAAGTGCATCTTGAGAGTATTTCTCTCATTTTCATACAAGTCTAAAGCGTTATAATAAAGCAATAGTTTACGTACGTTTTCATGATGCTCTTCTGCAGTGTTAGGTCTAGCTGTATACTCAGCAACAGGCCAGTGATATATCCCTTCGTCGCTATGATAAGTTTTATAGATAAACGTACTACCTAGAGAAGGTGTATTAGGCGCATGATCCTGATCGTATGGATCGGTACCTGCAAGGTACAATCCAAAAGGAACTGAACCATTAACCATCTGTGGTTGCTCCCATATCTGTATACACCCTGTAGTGTCGTCGCTTTTGTTCATCTTAAAGCCACAAGGTGTTAACTTATTCTCGAGATCAGGCTCCCATTTAAGATCAGGCTTATCATCTTTACCTGCTTTTTCTTTCATCTTAAAAACCAGATTTCCACACATGCCTTTAACAAACCCGTCATGTTGATTTGACTTAAGCCAGTTCATGTGTTCTTTCAGTTCTCCTATTGGAAAAATGTTTGCATTCATTATCAAGAATGCCTCAGAAGGAACTCTTGGGTTGTTTTGCATCTCATCATAAAGTGGCTTTTTAGACTTTCCAGCAGCTTTCTTTTCTCTAACACTATCAACAAATCTAGTAGCCCTATCCATTTCAGTATTACCTTCTTTGTCTTTAAACTGATTAAGCCCAAGTTCATAAGGAACAAAAAAACCTATGTCGCCAGTTTCTTCCCATGTATCATTAAATGGTAGGCAATCAAAAGATTTGGGATCATTAAAAACCTCCATAGCTTGTTCAGATGCTCCAGACTCCATACCACCACCAGTACCAAACATGTATATAGTTCCAAACTTGATAGCTCCATTGTATGTAGTATCTTTCATTGCACCTAATGCTCCTTTAAGGTTATTCATGAAACCTACCTCTTCTAAGCAAGTCAATCCAGGTCTTGTACCGTTACCAGCATGATCGTTATCTTTGAAAGATCTATGATGAACCACGGATCCAGAACCAAATCGTTGCCATCTACCACCTACTTTTTTATCTACTTTAGCTTCTATAAACTTTTTTCCAGAATACCATGATCCAGCAAAATCTTTAAAGAATGGAGAAGGATAGTATTCTCCTTGAAAGTTTTGAGACCCTACTAGATTATCAAAGTTACCCTGAACCTTTGTTAATAAATCTTTAGAGTATTTTTCATCTACAGCACCAACTAGTGTCTCAGACTTTAATGCTTGACCTGATTTTCTTAGCTTTAAAAACTGATCGTAATCTGTACTACCATCAAAAAGATAGTTCCAAGTAATCATTCCTCCAGCAGACCAGAAAGACTTACCTGAACCCCTACATTCTATATCGATCACATTCCAAGCGTCGTTTTCGTAAAGAGGTTTTCCTAAGTTCTTCGAATGTATTCTTCTAAGGTAGTGCTTAGGTTCCACAAACTTTTTAAAAGTACCGTTTTCCTTGTAGCAAGATAGAGGTATGTCATATATGGATATATCTACTTTACCCTCTTCATATAATCCTATAGGTAAATAACAAGTATACTCTTCATCATCTGCAAAACCAGAAAACCCTCTAGCTTCTGCAAACACGTAAGCCTTTTCCCACTCTAAATCCCGGAGAAAAGGCCTTGCTGTAATCTTTGTTTTAGAAGCATTATCCTTGTTCAAGGATATCTTACAAAAGTTAACGTAGAAGTAGAGATTTCCAGGCATCCATTTACCCTCTCTCCATGCTCCTTCCATACAACTTCGCTTTTGTTTTTTCCAATAGCTAATATACTTTTGGCTTAAAGGATTATGTATTTCAATATCCTCTATAAACAAACTGTTCCTTACTATCTTTGAATGCTTCCCTTCATCCTTATAGTTTAACTCATCGTTTCTCTTGTTTTCTTTTATCATGATAATCTTTCATTCTTTCACGTTTCTTAGCCAAATTAGCTCGCCTATTAGGTTTTACAGAGAAAGTACCTATGTATTGCAAACGAAGCTTTTCGTCTTTTCCTTCAGCCATCACTTGCTTTAGAAAGGCAAACTGTGAGTCACATATCTTTTGTACGTTCTCAATAGGTATTCCCGTAGAGTTAGATATCTTTTCGTATTTACTAATATGATCTTTCATATAGTTTCGTTATCACTTAAAGATACTCTACCTCCACCTTTAGTCTCTCCAGAAGCTAGTTCTTCAGAAACTACTTTTTTAGCGGCTTCTAACAAGTCGTAAATCTTCTTAGTATCAGCCATCATTTTATCTACAATAGTTGCTGTGTTGCCTACCCAGGAACCTCTCTCGTTACAGGTTCCAAGATCGTAAGGAGTATTAGCAAGAAACCTAGATCTTTCATCAATCTTTTGTTCTATATCCCTTAAGGCTCTCATAGCTATAGTGTCTTGCATCTTAAGATACTGCATTTTAAGATCAAAGACAAGAGACTGGTTTTTAAGGTACCACTCTTTGTCTCCATAAACTTCCTCAAAAAGAAGGGGTATTTTAGAATCCTCTCCATCTTCAGGCAAGTTGTAATACTTAGAAGACATATCCCATATAAGAGCTACCGTCCACATAAGACTAGACGTTTTATCTTTCTTCTTAGTTTTGTCGTTTTTGTAAAGTTTACCTATAGGTCCTGCTGCCTTGAAGTCAGGATGTGTTTCCCAAAAGTTTATTTCTATGTCGAATTCTGTTATCATTTTTTTAGAAGTTTAAATATTGTCTTTATATCATCAACAGAGTTTGTAAAGCCATTAAATACGTTTCCTTTACTGTAAAACCATATCATAGTTCTTCCGCTCTCAGGTGATCTCATTAAACTATGAGTGTATTTTTGTCCTTTAAAAGATCTATTGACTTCACTCATAAACATGTATCGCTCTAGTGTTTTTTCTCCTTCTACTAAAGTAGATCTAGGTCCGTCATAAACAAACCCTATCTTTAAAAGATACTCTTCGATTTCGCCCATGTTTTTAGTTTTATATTATTATCAGATACAGGTTCATTTCTCATAGGGATAACATCACCCATAGCATTCCTTACATGAAAATAAGTTTCAGCCGGACCATGACAAAAGTTTCCATCAGAGTGATGTCTTAGCATGATGCCGGTTCTACCATCTTGACGCTCAGCATTCATAGACAAATGAGGATACTTTTTTCTGAATGTAGCAAAACTCATGAATACAATTTCACCATCTTCTAGCTCTACATTATAACCTCCAGTAGTTCCTCTTATTATAGGTATAGGCAAACCTTCTACTTGCATTCTCTGAATTTGAGTTAGCATGTCATAACCATAAAGTCCTTGGTTAACCTTTTCTCTAATCTGGTCGAGTATAAGTATTCTTGAGCTTTGTTTAACATGAATCAGTTCTTCTAGGTCTTGAAACAATCTATATACATCTATCTTTCTCATTACCATTTACCCTTAGGGCATTTACTTTTAGGTGAATATGCTTTTTTGTTTATCGGACAACCACAACTAGTACACTTCATAACACGCTTATCAAGAAAAGAACAAGTGTTACATATGGCAATACGCGCTTTAGCCTTCCTAACTTCTTCAATAGGTAAAGTACCATTCTTTGCTTTTTGAGCATTTACGTATCCCTTAATGATCTTTTGAAGCATTCCCTTGTTTTTTAGGTTGAAGATCTTTTATCCTATTCTGAAGTCTTATCTTCATACCTCCCCAAGCCATTATCTTCATTTGAGCATCTTGACGCTTAGCAGGGTCTTTTTCGCTTATATTAAACTTAGGCATCTTAGACTCATGGTCTTTAAGCATTTTTGTGAAGTGTTTTAACTGAGCTCTTCTTTCAGATCTATTGTTAGCTACTTCTGGTAGCTCTGGTAAACCTACTTGGTTTAACGCGTCTTTTTTTATCATCTCTTTATTCTTTTGTTTCTAACTTCAGATACTGATACAGAAATCAATCCTTTAGTACCTTTAACTTTTTTCATGCCTTTAATCAATGCGTTATCTCTACAGCTCGACCATACATCAAACTCAAACTCTAGATTACTGATTATAGTGACAGTAGATCCTTTCCTAATCACATACTTCTTGTCTGAAAGTAAAGCTATTTCTGGATCGAGCTTACACTTTACTACATACATATTCTCACTCGCCATGATATACTGTTATATTGTTTTTAGTGAACTTGACATCACTAACGTTGTCTAATCTAGTTATTGAAGGAGCGTTGTTTTCTTTTGAAGAATTAATGAACGCCATGCCGTGGTTCTTGAAGTAGTACATCCATTGTTCTACATCCATTCCTTCTGGCAACTGTGCCAAGTCTAATACATATTTAGTTCTCATAACCTATCATCTTTAAAACCTTCTTTAGTTCGCTTTTGTTTTTGATTGTTCCTCTAAACCATATTGTTATTTTATCAACACAGTCATTAATTCCGTAGTTTATTAACCCTATTCTAACTTCACCATCTTCTCGAATCTCTATAGCTTCGTTGTGTTTACTGTATATCTTACTGAATCGATGCTCTTCCTTAAAATCGAACCCAAAGCTCTCTATATCTTCTCGGTCTAGGTATTTTACTCTTTTTTCTCCTTGAAAAAAACCACCTGTTTCACTGACCTCAGTTTCAACAAAACCTTGACCGTAAGAGTTAAATTCATACTCAAAATTTGGATGAAACTCTTCTATTTCCGGTGTGTAATATTTATCTTCTTTAGTCATCTTAAAACTCTTTTTCTATAACTCTACACTTTTGTTCTATTCGAGACATCATGTCTTCGTTAATGTATTCTGGATGAACCATTTCCATCCATCTCTTAACTTCCTCATAAGTCTCACAAGGTTCAAGTTTAGGCTCTGGTTTAGGTTCTGGTTTTAGTTGAGCCTCTAACTGAGCTCTCTGTATCTTTTCTTTTTGCTCAATCTGTTTCTTGTCTTGATCATACTCATGGATCATGATCTCACCACAAATAGCGGGATCATGGAGACGTATACCGTACTGAGACAAAAAGTTAAGATCATACCCTTCAACTTGTTTAGGCTGATTCTTTCGAGCTGGCTTAGAAGTGTCATAAGTAGCCCTTTCAAGTTTCATTTTGTAAACCTTTGATTGATGACCATGAAAAGGTTTGAAGTTAGCTTCTTCTTTAAGAGCCCAAGATTCCATATCTTCTAACAAGTATTGATCCTCAGATATATCAACTATAGCTTGCTCACAAGCTTTACGATCAATGTCATCACTATTCAGATACGCGTTAGCAAGGTGGTTACTGTCTTTTAATCCCTTCACTCTATAATAAACTCTATAGTGACTTTTTCTTTTGGTATCAACATAGGATGTATAGTAATACTATCGTCTTTCTCGATTAGTATATCCTTTTCCATCAATTTAGATTTATAGTTGCCCCAGTTAGAGTTAGACATATTTAACTCTTTCTTTAAATCGGTGATACTTTCTGTATTAAAAAGCATACTGTTGATGTATCCATCAGGCACACCATCAGATTCGTATTTCCTTCTTTTCTTTATAAAGAAGAAAAGTATGTCTAACTCTTTTTGAGTTAAACCAAGCCCTCCGTTCCAAAGTCTTAGATAAGACATTATGAACTCGTCTTCTGTTACTTTAGTCTTGTAATTCATTGCTGTCTGAATTTTATAACGATGTTAAGACCTTCACTCTTGAGAAGTTTTTCTCTTTCGTTAGTGGTACCTTTCCAGAAGTATTGAGGATTAATCTCATATACTCCTCTATTTCCACATATAAGTCCCGCTTTCTTTAAGCGAGATATAGAATTAGTTATAGCCTGGAGAGTTACCTTTAACTTTTTAGCTATCTCTGATCTTTTGTCTTTAGATAAAACTACTTTGCCGGTATTATACTCTGCGATAGAGCAGAATATTGCAAGTATCTTTATATCTGAAGCACTTGATAAGTCTGACATTGCATTAAGAGCACTTAAAAAGGTGAAGAAGAACTCCTCACTCTTAGCTGCCTTTACAGAAAAGGTTTTACTAATAGTAAGAAGCTCTCCAGTCTGCACATCGTGCTTTTCCTCTACGTGTCTTAATCGCTTAGCCATTGATTTTTGCTATTACGTCTGCTTCTCTTACTAAGAATACAAAGTCATCATCATCTTCAAGAACAAACTCGTCATCCTCTTCTCTATCCAAACGGATAACAGACATAGGAGTATAGTTCCTTAAAACAACGACATCTCCTATGTAGAACTTACTGCTTTTACTTAATACACTAACCGGGTATCCTTTTGCGCACCATTCAACCATGAACTCTTCGTATTTAGGAACCTCCTCTGGAAGAGTTTCGTCATTCTCAAGGTTTCTCTTCTCTATTGCTTCCTTGATACCCTTGTATCTATCGTGAGCATTCTTTGTTTCTACTATAATACATCCTTCTAATGGTTCAACGTTCACAACGTTTACACCGATCTCTAATTTCTTTCCCATAATATTGTTGTCTTCCCCGATACCTTACTTATCCTCTGATTCCTTCTTTTTAGATCTCTTAGCTTTTGGCTTTTCGACCTTAACCTCTTCGGCTTTCACCTCTTTAGTTTCTGGAATCGTAACAATCGGTTTGTTACTAGGACCCTTCTTGAGTTTAGTAAAGTTTCTCATATTTAACATGTTTAATACACTTACAAGTGTAGTGGTTTTTTTACACAAAAACAAGCCTTTTACACATTAAAGTTATAGAGAATATAACTCACAGTGTATTAAATACACCACCAGTTATAGAGAATACACCACCAGTTATATTAGAGCCTATATGAGAAACCTCTAAAAACACACCTGACATATACTCATTGTACGTTTTTGGGTTAAAGTAATACTTTAAGTCCTTCTTATCTAATCTATACTCCCTTTTACACTTTATCTCTACCCTTCTATCTTCGTAGGTAGTGGTAGTTCATCTTAACATTTACTATAGTTAAAAACGCTGATATTTTTTTCTGTGTATTTTTTTCTGCGCGTTGACTAAAACGTGGGGGTCCCAAGAAAAACCTCCCCCTAGACTTAGCGAGCAAGCGGTACCCGTACCCAATCTGTTTCAGCTGTCAGTATACCACACGATATAGACTATCAAGTGTTCTTGCAGAGACAATGTCTCATTGTAGAGTTCATCTTTGTCTAAGTGATAGTTGTTCTATCATGTGTACATACTGTAGTTGATGTAGATTGTTGTACTAGTCTTGTTTGTTTGCTATGATAGTTATACGGTGCAGTGCCCTTCAAGCTAGTCTTGTTAAGGTAAATGCATACCACTATCAATCTCTATGTCATATTAATATAGAGATAAGTTATCATAGGTCACTTAGTACTTACCTGTAAACAGTACTGTCTTATGCTTTAAATATACACAATGAAAGCATCAGTAATTATCCGTAAAACCGCTCTTGCTAGTGGTATCCTTTTGTTAATGGCTCTGTCCATTGTATCTATCTACGC